GATGCAAGCTTATTAAAAAATTCGCTTACTATACTTACCAGTTCTGGGCTAATATCTGTTTTTGTGTGTACAATATCTCCAGCCAAATATATTATGCTATTTTCAGGCAAAGCTTTGGCAGCTTTATATAATTTTCTAAACACTTGCCTGTATTCTTTGTGTCTTTTGTAATTTCTAATATGTACATCTGCAACGTGTAATATTTTTTCAACTTCGTTAAATTTTAAATTAATATGCATTTATTTTATACTCCAAGAGTTTTAAGGGTGTTAACTCTTTAACATTGTTTATTATATTTGTTATATTAAAAAATCCTATTTCAGAAGGATCTTTTTCTGGTAAATCTATAAAATGTACTGATATTCCGTTTGAAATAAAATACTCGCACATATCTATAGCGTTTGTCATGGCATCTTTATCTAAGGCAACGTTTACCCTCTTTACGCCTTTTTCTAAAATTTTTATTTTTAACTTATCTAAAATTAGTTTTCCAAACAATGGAATAGCATTTCTTTTAATTGCTATTGCGTCAAAGGCTCCTTCAACAATTGTTATTGGTTGATTCCAATTTATAAATAGTTCAAATCCTATAATGTCTTTTGTTACCACCGGGTTTAGGTGTTTAAAATTAACGTCATAATAGCTTCTGCCTGTAAAAAAATTTAATTTTCCATCTTCATCATAGCTTGGAATAATTATCATTCCATTATATTTTCCAGATTCACAATAGCCTATATTATATTTTAATATGTCTTGGCTAGTTATGTTTCTGCTATTTAAGTAGTGCAGTGCGTTTTTGGCTTCTGGGTTTTTTAAATTGGCTTTACATAGAGGGAAAAATTCAGCTGGTAAACTTAGATGTTCATATTGTTTATCAACAGAATAAGTTTTACCACCCGTTATTTTATTAAGTAAATCATAAAACCTTTTTTCTACTCTTAGCTTTCTAAATAATCCAAGTATTGTGTGACCACCCATTCCACAAACCCAACAATGCCACTTTTGACTTAGTAAGTTAACATTTAGTTTTTTCTTGTGGTGATTACAAAAAGGACACTTAAATGAGATTTCACTTTGCTTGTGGTTGTGGTCTCCTTTTAATAAAACAGACTCTAATAGTTGTACTAATCTTACACTTTTCATTAGTAGTAATATAATAAAAATATTTGTGTTGGTAAAATTTTAGGTGATTATTTTAACCAGTCGGTTGGTATTTCTTTTTCTGCCCAAACTATTCCATGTTTTTCACAAAAATCAGCATAAGTTGTTTTACTTCCCTTTCTTATTTTTCCATTTGGGTTTTGAAAAACAATTCTTATGTCTAATTTTGGGTACTGTTTCTTTATTAGTAAATGTTTTTTACGATCCTCAAGAACCCACCTTCCTTTTGTTTCTACCAATATACCGTTTGGTAATGTAAAATCTACAGTATATTTGTGTTGGGTTTCTGGTTTAATATAATTTATAACTGTAGTTTCGTATTCAAATTTAGTTTTTGATTCTTTTAGTTGATCTGCTACCTTATGCTCAAATCCTGACCTGTATCCATGCTTGATTGCATTTGATCTAGCTTTACTTATTCTTCTTGCCATTTATATAATCCCTTATTCTGTATGTAATATAACCTAAAATTGGTGTACCGTAAATTATTGTTAATAGACTTGGGTGCGGTTCACCACAAATACCCAATATATGTCTAAGCCATTCTATCATCTAATTATTATGTATCAAATCTTACTTCTATTGTTGTATCGTAACCGTCATCTTTTTTAAGTGGACGAGACAATTTACCAACCGCCAAGAGTCTTGCATTGTCATCATATAAACCTATTGTTGTTATATAAGGATCCCAATCCGTATCAGTCACAAACGACGATATTTTTGCCTCTCTTAATCCTTGGGCAGATCTATCAAGTATTGTTGGATTCGTTGTAAAGTTAAACTCTCCTCTTTTAATTTCTGCAGTATATGAATTTTCTGTTATTTCAAAGCTATTTTTAAAAGACGCGGTACAAAATTTAGAAATTCCATCGTATGCTGAAGATGGGTGGGTTATTGTTATTATCCCATGTTCATGCATTACGTTTCCAACAAATGGAGTTCCATTTGGGCAATTATAGATAAAATCTCTTTGTGTCGAGTCTAATGCCTTGTCAAATATTTTAATTTCGTCAAGTGCACCAGATATTGGCGACATGAACTCGCGGGCCATTTTTCTAATTGGATTTCCTGTTCCTGGGTTTATTCTATACAATCCATCATTAGTTCTTTCATACTCTCCTGACCAAGTTAATCTGGTTGCTACGCCAAAATAAATATCATCTTTATTTTTGGGATCACCCATATCCGACTGTGTTATTGCGTGGGTTAGAGTATTATCGATATATAACTCTAAATTTGAACCTGTTTTTTGGTACAATATATGTTTAAATTCTATGCCTTCGTCTGTGAATAGGTGATCTTGAGATGCACTAAGTATATATGTATCAACTCCGTCATTTCTTCTAGCCAATATTTGTCCAGGTCTACCAACATTACCATCAATTAAAGTCATACTACAACTATTTATTGGAAGAGGTATTATGGCTGAAGCACTAAACATTGCGCCAGGTTCACTACCACTTTGAATAGGTGGAGTATTTCCTTGTGTAACTGCTTCAATATTTAATCTAATATGATTTCTTTCTGCGTCAGAGGTTGCATTTGCGCCTATATCATGAAACTTTGGAAAAACATGAAAATTGCTTGAGCCTGTTATTGTAGGATTGTTGTGCTCTGGCTGTATTAAAATTGGTAGATCATTGTGCTTCCATCCGTATTCTGTCTCGGTGCCGCCAAAAGATGTTATTATCCCTGCTACTTCATTAAAATATCTATATTCTACAGTTACACTAAATGATGGATGAGAATCTATTGCATTATATGATCTTGACGCTATATTAAAGTAATCATGGGCTCCACTAATGTGGGCAGTTGTTCCTGGGTAAAAGTGTGCAGCTCCTAAATCTATAACGGTCGTACTTGCCGTAACAAATGCTCCTAGGTCTGGAGCCGTTGAAGCTGTGTCTGAACCACTGTGCCAGTAAAATACATGCCTTTCTTCAAAGTCTGATCCAGATGCTGGAGTATATCCTTCCGGTTGACAAGAAAGTATAAAATAGCTTTCTGTAAATTGTGTTATTAGTGGACGACCAACTTGTTGGAATCCATCAACAGTTGAAGTATCATTTTCTTCTGGTGTTCCTGCAATTCCATAGTTATTAAATACGTTACCTTCATCTAAGACTACTTGCATGTTTTTGTGTCCTGGGCCAGCTGCAAAGTTTCCAAATTGTGAAAAATCACCAGCTATTGACGATGTCATAACTAATTCTGCTACATATATTGAAGTCTCACCAGTACCTGGTCTATATGAATTCCAACTAGAACTAAGTCTTAGTATTGATTCTTGGGTGCTAGACGCAGTTGCGCCTGTCTCTATTCCAGCGTTAACAACAGAAACAATTCTATCCATAAAATTGCCAACCGAAGAAGTAACGTCTCCGTGTACAGATATATTTGGGTATTGTGCTTCTGAAGCAGAAGTTATTATAAAGTCTACTGATGTTCCAAGAACGTCTTTTAGTCTAAAGCTGGCAGATTCTGATGGCTGATGTAGTATGTTTCCTTTTCTGCTAGGTCCACCAACAACAGATACACTATTGACTCCTGATTCAAACCTAATACCATTAACATTAGACGCCCAAAGGTTGTTTTGGTTCCAAAAATAAGGACCAAAAGAAGAAGATGCGTCTTGCCATACAAAATCATTTCCTGCATGAGGACTAAAGTTAGTGTTTACAGTAGAGCCGTTTTGTTTATTGAGGTGGCCACTATAGCCAAAGGTTAATCTTGAGTATGTTGAGTTTCCTCCTCCACTGTCAATATCTGCACTTATCATTCCTATTTTTGCTGCATACGCTGATTGTGTAGCTGCAGAGTTTATGTGATTAACAATTGCCGCCCCATCGTTAAATACTCCTCCTGTAGAAGGAATAAATATTTGGTTTGAGTTATTTGATCCAGCTGGTAGAGAGTATGTACTACCCGTGATAACAATTTCTAGTAGGTTTGATGCGTCTCTTCCTATTTCAAAACTAGCAGAAACATCTGGGTTTGCAAAATTACCAATACCAAAGGCAATTGAAGCAGATGCAGCTGATCCCGTTTCTATGCAATTTTTAAATACTCTAAGTAATTGTCTACTAGATCCAGAATAATTTTGTTGGAAGAAATTTAATTGAGCTGCTTCTCTTGTTCCTGCCGTTTGATTGTACATAACCAAATCAAATGGATATTTACTTCTCCATTGGCCAACTCCTTCAGGGTGATCTCCTTGTCCTGATGTAAGTATATAATTAAATAGCCTATCGGTGTTTGATTGAGATGGAGGAAGTTGGGCCCATAGAGATACTGCAAAGTCTTCGTCTTTTCTAAAATCTAGTTTTTCGTGTTTTTTTGCTGTAAAATAACTATATTTTGACGGGTCATAGAGATTTCCTTTTTGACCAGTTAACATTGCTCCAGATCCGTGTTTACTTTTTGATGTTATAAATACACTACTTCCCTTTGTTTTTGTTTCATATTGAGATCCATCTTTTATTTCTACAAAAAAACTAGGACAATGTCCTTTTATTCCATCTTGGTGATATGGGTAAAGTTCGTTAAAGCCCCAATATCCAACCACGCTTCCCGTTATTGATCGATATACTTGTAAAGGATTGGATATGCCTCCAGCGGCTGTATCATATAAATTACCAAAACCATCTTCATGTAATACAACGCTTCCGCCTTTATTTATAATTTTTAAAGATGGATTATCTATATCAAAATTTATATCGTTTTCTAAAAGCTTGTCTCCAAATAATTGTTGAGGTATAGATATTATTTGAGCAGTTCCATTTAATTCTCTATATTCATTTCTTGTTGGTTCTACGCAAAATGATTTGTCAAGCTTAACGTTTACGGCATGAGATCCATTATAATAAAGGTGAGCCAGAGAAGTATGCAGGCTTCTTTTGAAAAATCCATTTGTTGTTGTTAATTCGGTGTAGGTTGTTCCAGCTATTGATCCGGTTAAAAATTCATCATGTCTTAGTATTCTTCCAGAATCAGAATCCTTTAAGAATGCATTTACATGCAGTGAGTCGTAACCAATAACCTGATAATCCTCAAATCCCTCATGAGAGCCTATAAAGTCAACCAGTCTTACTTCATATTGTTTGTGAGCGGTATACTTTGTTTTGACAATGTTGTCCGTTCTAAACTTTCTAAATGTTGTAGACATAACATTACCCTAATCTAGTATTCTAACTTAATTCTGATTAAAGCTTCTCTATTATATGTTTTAAGTAATGGCTTGCTTAATTTTGCAACAGCCAATAATTCGTTATTATCGTTGTATAAACCAACAGTTGTTATATAAACTTTAGGATCCTTAAAAAAGGTTGGATGTGTAAACGTTCCTTGTGAACCCGAAGTAAATGTTGGGTTATTACTAAAATTATATTCGTTGTTTCTTAATCTAATAAAATAGTGAGAAGCATGAACTGTTTCTTTATTTCTTGCAGCAAAATATCCTGCGTCTGATAAATGGTCAAAAAAGAAAGTAGTGTTTTGATTATTTACAGTTACTGGATCTGCACAATATGCATATGATTCAGAATTTATATTTAATCCTATTTCTCCGTCTATACCTTGCGTATCTAAAATCATTACCCCATTGTCTGGATAAAATAATCCGTACTCTGTGAAAGGAGATGTTCCAGCTGGACCATTTGCAATAGTACCACTAACAATTTTATATACCTTACCGCCTTCAGTAATGCTTCCATCAGATACTGAAGAATCATCAATAAGTTTTATTTTCTTTTCATTATCTGCAGATTGTACGTTGTTTACGTCATATGCTCCTGATATATGTAATTCCCAATTTGCAGGGTCTACTTTTTCTTTAAATCTATTTCTTTGTATATTTACAGAATATATTTGCTCAACATTAGTAGATAATGATCCAGACCTGTTTGCTAAAGAAAACGTATTATCGTCTGGTGCAAGTAAAAGGTTTGCGTATTGAGAGTATATAGCTTTTGAAGGACTAAAACCAACACTTGCATATTGTGGTTGGTGAGATCCTGAACCTTTCAAGTGTCCATAAGCTATAGAAAATTGGGATTCTCTGTCTGCATTTGTAGACGAAGCTTCTCTAAATACGTCTAGATAGTATTCACCGGAACTGGCACTTTGTACAGAAGAAGTGTGAAATTCTCCCGTTGCCATAACTCCATCTTGATTAGACCACATTGCTGCAGTTATTACATCAGTATCTCCGCTTTCAACGATGTCTTCTCCACCAAACCTTTTATACAATGGTTGGAGAACTGGAGACGTTGGTCTTCTTCTAACTTGTCTTATTCTTGGAAGGTCTCTTCTACGCCCAACCCTTTCTATTTGATTTCTTCTAGGTGAACGACTAAATCTATCGCTATATTTTACCATGGTTTATCCTCTTAGTATACTGCTCGTTCTAATATATTAGAACTTAAGTTTTCTTTATTAACTGTTAAGCTTATTGTTTGTACTCCACCAGTTTCGTTACCAATAATGGTTATTGTTGCTGTTTTTGTTTCAATCGGTTGAGGTTTTGAAACAATTTGAAATCTTCTACCAACAACAGAAATAGACTTAGTACTGTCACCAGCAAAATCTGCAATGGTTGGATTAAATCTACTGTCTATTTCTCCTCCTGGAGCAATATTTAAGTAGGCTGCGTCTGTATCAGATAAAATAGCAGTATACCCATAAGTATTATTTCCGCCAGCAAAGTTAACTGTTGTAGGAGTAATAGTTGCAGACTGACCTCCAACTGTAAGAGTTATTGCAGAAGGTTGTACAGATAAAACAGGCATTCTTGCAACATTTTTAGGTAAAGTTACCAGTTTATATTTCATAGTTTGCGTTTCGTCTGGAACCGCTTCAACTAGTGGTAAAGCTTCGATAGCTTGACCGTAATAGTTTGATCCAAGAGAGTGATTAACATCCCATAAATTATAGTCTATTTCATCGTCTGCCAACGCAAACTGCGAAATATTAAAAAATTCAGAACCTTTTGCTAAAAGTTCTCTACCTTTTTTGGTTAAAATTGCATCTACTGTAATTGTTGTTTTATCTAAATATCCCATATTGTGTACTCCTTACATTTTTATTCGTATATAAATATATCTTTTCTATAAAATTAGTTCAGTTTAGCTTCCTCTATTAAACCTTCCGGTTCTAGGATTAGGTCTAGCACTTACCCTTCCAGAAGATCCACCTCTAGTTATGTTCGTTACTCTTTGTGGTCCACTTCCTTGTCCTGCGGTTTGTATTCTTCCATCTGCTCCATCATCTTTTGCCACGTATTTATATGGACTTATTTCATTAAATTCTACTACGGGCCCTCCATCAATAGTTTGAGAAGATTCCATATTAAAATCAGATCCAACAAGCTTACACCCATTATAATATACATTGTGAATTGCCGTTGCTTTATAGTCTTGAAATTGAGCAGCTTCTGATAAGGAATGAGATGGTATTGGCGTTCCAAATAATCTATCCCCTACATAGTCGCTAACCCTATTTGATAATATATGGCTTTCAGGAATTGGCCTTCCTAAAGATTGGCTATACGCTGATGCATAATAAAATAATTGTTTTTTTCTTTCAAATGAAAATCTAGATTGACTAACAAACGGTATAGTTATTTCAGTTGTAAACTTTCTATTTAATCCCCACTTATGATAAGCATCTGTTACTGCTTCTCCTTCTTGCGCAGAACTACTAATTACTATTCCTTCATATGAACTATAAGAACACGTGTAATTGTCTAAATTACCGCCACCGCCACCAGCGTGGATATTAGGGTGAGGAGGAGTATGTATTGTCATACCAATACTATCTCTTTCCCAATAAGGATTCCAAATTCTAGCACCATTTTCTCCTGTTGCCGAGACGTTTGATAAATCTACAGTTGTATATATGTATCTTGACCCTTCAAACCTATGGTCATAGTATCCTGCATAATCTACTCCGCCTTCTAATTCACCAACTGCTGTATTTATTAAGGCTTGTTCTCTTTCTTTGTTTGTTGTTGCAACAAAGTTTTTATTTATCTGTTGGTTTTTGTGGGCAGCTGTTAAGGCTTGGGTACCAGTTCTTCTTCCTTTATCAAAAGAATAGCTTGCTGCTGGAACGAGTCCTTTATAGTATGTTTGATTTCTATTTCCGTCTGGATCGTTTGCTGGGTCGGTTAAAGCGCTTTGAGATATTTCTTTATATACTCCTCCAACTTCAGTAGTGTTTCCACTAGCAGACGCTATAAATAAATTTATAGATCCATCAATTACCGTTTGTTGAAAATTATTAGTTGCGCCATCTTTAAAACTGTATCCTTCAAGGCTAGCACTAGGTCTTGCTATAATTTTAGGTCTTTCTAGTCCGTGAGGTTTAACTAATAATCCAACTTGTGCATTTGTTCTAGCAGGTAATAATTGTCTTACCGTTCTAAATAATGAATCATCAAAATATTTTAATATATATAAAAAGTCAAAAAATGACGGATTACCCGTATATTTTCTAAAATATTTTTCACGTAAATCTTTTAAAGACCCGTATGATGGTTTATATTCATCACTTGGGGCTCCAACAAAATCATCATATTCAAACGGTCCAAACTCATGAGCTATATCTAATTCTACTTCGTCTACTGGAGAGAAATAAATACCAAGTCTATTTTCGTCTACCGGGTTTTTATCTGCCGAACTAAATTCATTTTTACTTTCAACTGAAAGATTTCCTTTTAGTTCGTTATCTTCAAGTCTTATTTTTTCAGAATATGGAGAAGGTCCAATATTTCTAGGACTAAGAGTATAATATCTTTCCTCAACTTCTTCATATTGTAATAATCCAGTATTTGTAAATCCTCTAAAAGATGCTGAAGTTTGTATGTCTGCTGCATGAGTGCTGTCAGGATTAAGAAGTCTAAATCTTGTATATGAATTATCTGGGTGGCTAGATGAAACTACAGCTCCATTTACAAAGTCAACCTTATGTAAGTTAGCACCAAGACTCCATCTAGCTATCAAATCGGAAAATGAACTAGTCTCATTTGTAGAGTTTGCAATTGTTCTAGGCGCTGAAACGTGATAGTTAAAATATGACTCTGTTAAATGGTTGTGATAGACTCTCCATTCTTGAACAGACCCTGATAAAGTTTTTGCCTCAGATAAAGAATTAAATTCTGATGCTAAGTTTCCTGCCCAAATTGATGTGTGTGGATCCCCTCCCAAATATTGTTTTAGGGTACTTGCTGTT